CCATTGGTACTGCCAACAGCCGTAACATCACCAATGAGAAAGTCCTTGTGGTGCTTAAGGAATACACTGGTCCTGCGGACCCCGGCGATCCCACCCAGCCTTCGACCTTTAAGATTGCGCGTGAAACCCTGATTACTGCCCAGCGTTTGCTGCTGGATACCGGTAACTTGAATATGTTCCACCAGTCGATTGGTAGCCTCACCCTGCTGGATGACTATCGTCGTTGGCGTGACCGCGTCTTCATTGACGAACTTGCCAAAGCAGAAGCCAACGGTCAAGCTTCCACCACCCAAGGCGGTTACTACTTCGCTGGTAACAAAGCCAAGGATTCTTCCGGTCGTGTTTCTTACACCGCCGCTGAGTACACTGCCCAAGTTCAACAGTTCCAAGTCCGTACCGACTTGCTGAACGTTGTTAAGGACCTGCGTAAGCGCAACGTGCCGACCTATTCCGATGGTCTGTATCGTTGCATTTGTGATCCCACGTTCATGATGCACCTGCGTCGTGACTCTGACTTCCGTGAGATCGCTCGTTACTCTGGCAACCCTGGTCAGGGTATGTACATGGGCAATCCTGCGATGCCCAACAACTCCAGCTTCTTTATGGGTCCCCAAGCTGGCCAAGGTTATTTCCTTGCTGGCGAACCCGTAATGCCTACTGGCGTTCAGTTTGAAGGTGTGAAGTTCTTCGAATCGACCAACTTCCCAACCAAGTCTCTGAGTGCCTCTTTTGACGCTGGTTCCAACTACTCCACCCAAGAAGTTGCACAAGGTTACTTCTTCGGCCCTCAAGCCATTGGCGTCGGTATCGGTGGTCCTAACGCTCAGGTGTTGATCAACAATAACGATGACTTCAGCCGCTTCATCATCTTGATTTGGCAACTGTACGCTGGTTTTGAAATCTTGAACAAAGATTTCGTTACCACTGGTTTCAGTTTCGTGTCTGATGACGGCGTAATCAAATAAATCTCAAGGAGAAATAAATGACTTATTTATCTGCTAAAAAAATCTACCCAGGCAACTGGGCAGTAGCTTTAAACGGCTGGTACAAAAACATTGATACCACTGGCGGCACCACTAATAACGCTTCCAAGGCTGGCCCCACTTGTGTGTTGGCACTTCCTGGTTACCGTTATTTCCAAACCCGTGGTTATGTTCCCGTAACCTGGGCCTCTGGTTCTGCCACCACTAGTGGCCAGACCATGGCTGTGATTGTTCCCTCACCTTACCGTCAGGATGACACTCGCACCGACATCACCGGTATGGTGATCTCCGGTTCTAGCGTTCAGGGTGCTTACGTTTATCGTACTGCTATCTCTGTTGCTTCCGGTTGGGATGGCCGCGCCGCTTCTGGTGTTTATGCCGCCACCGGCAACGTGATTTCGTTTGGCCGCAACAACTCTGGTAGCCCCACCGCTGCTTCAGGTGTTGGCGAAAACGTCATCCAAGCCAACTTGACTTCTACCGTTTCCGGCGACGCTTCCACCAAGATTTATTTCTCTGGTGCTAGCCAAGCCTTTGGTACCGACCCCTTCATCACTGCTACTGGTGCTGCAGGCGTTACCAACACCAACGTGTATTACAAGGCCACTGCTGCAACCACCTTCTCGGTGTTTGCCAAGGGTGCCGCTAACGATACCGCCGTTTCTGGTGGTGTGTACATTTCTGATGCTGATATTGCTGCAGGCCGCACCGGTTATCTGGTTGTGGAAGTGTGCTATGTCCGTCCGGATGACGCCCCTGCTTACGAAGATATTGACTCTTACTTACTTGGTCGTACCGTCACTAGCGGCTGATTAGGCTAAAGTAGGTACCAGATAACCTCTGGTACCTATGCTTTATCAGCACAAGAAAACTGGCGCACGCGTCAAAATTGTTAGCGAATTTGATAATGGCGACTGGTTCATGGTCGAAGACCAAGATGGTCGCCTTTACACCGCCTACAAATCTGAATTAGATCCTGATGAAGTGGCGACTAAAAAAGTCCAAACACTTCAAGTAAAGGACAAGGCGTCTCAAGAAGAACCCCGTGTTTTTCCACCCGACACTCGTTTAAACATTAATGGAGCCACCCCACAAATGATCGCTGATCATATTAAGGGTATTGGCCTTAAAACTGCTCGGGAGATTAAAGATCTCCAGATGTCATTATCGGGTGAAAGATTCAATAATCTTGAGCAGCTTAAGAAAATTAAACGAGTTGATTGGGAGGCCGTCATGGCTGCCAATTTAATCAGGGTTTAATTGTTAACGCATCTCCTTAACGCCCCGCAGAAATGCGGGGTTTTTTGTTTTAAAATACAACTAAGGGTAAGAGAACATGGCAGTAAAAACTTTCTTGGGCACAGTTGGTCAAACGGGGACAGCTACTGGACCCCATACACATCTGTACGTCAAAGATTTAGCAACCAACAAATATCTTGATCCGCAAACAATTCGTAGTCCACTTATGGGGTTACGTGTAGGCGAGGGAGAAATTCCTGCTTTCATTAAAGATGCATCTGGAAAAATTATAGTCAATCCTCAGTCAGGTATTCAAGTTACTTCAGAATTTGGTAGTCGTACTGCGCCCACCGCAGGTGCTAGTTCTTTTCACCAAGGGGAAGATCTTGGTTTGCCTGCTGGCACTCCATTGAAATATGTTGGGTCAGGTTCCTATACCCCATTAGCAAATCAAGGAGGGTATGGCAATCTTGGAACATTTAAAACTGGTGATAACAAATATGAAATTGGTTTTGGTCATATGGCTTCTTTAGGTACACCCGTAACAGCACAAGGGGCACCTGTTGGACCACCACAAAATTATGATCAAGCAAATCAACGTACGCAAGACTTGCTTGAAGCTTTTATGTACGGCACCCAATACAGAGAAGCTCAAAAGCCACAATCATTTCTTGATGCGATGAAACAACAAGTTACTCAATCAATGCTTGGCCAAGTTTTAAATCCTGGTGCTGGCACACAACTTAATTTAAATTTACCCGCTGAATACACTCAAGCTATTTGGGGCTGAGTTTTTAGCTCTTATAATTGAAAAATAATGTCTTAAGTTAGTGCAGTTAAGCGACTTTGACAAAAGCAGAGTCAGGTACCATTTGGGGTATTTTACTGTTTCTGTGCCAGCAGGTGACTATGCCCGTCTGGAAGAATCATTAAACACTGTCCCAGATTCGTATTTCTACGACAAGATTGTTATTCAAATTGGCCGTTGCGATACGGCTGAAAAGAAAACAGAGGTTGCCTCCAACCCTAATACCAGGTTGGAAAGCATCATTGGTGACGTTGATCGTACGATTCGTTCTAGCAATGCTGCAGAAGCATTGAAAGTTTGGAATCAGATCTATCTATATGAAACCAATCGTCTTGCCGGTATCTTATTTGTACCTAACTACAAGGATGAGTTCCAGGCGCGTTATCGGTATGAACGCTCTGGTGCTGAATTTATTCAGGCTTTACCAGGGCCTGCCGACACAGCAGTCGGATCACGTATCTATCTTCATGAGGTTTGGCGGTAATGGCTGATTTTAATCCCCTTGGTCAAATTGGCGGTTTAGTTAGAAAATTACCGTCAGCAGCAGAAGCTGTAGGAAATTTCTTTTTACCTGGCGTTAGCACCTTAGCTCAAAAATACGGTAATAAAAAAACATTTCAAAATATTCCTGTAGGAAAAATTACCGAAGGAGCAGCTAACGTTGGTGGTATAGGAGCTTCTGTTGCAGGTGGACTTACTTCTGAAATGGGAGTAGGAATTCCATTAGTCGTGGGTGGGATGGCACTTAGCAGTGCTGCGCATGGTTTAGGCAATGAAGTACAGTACCGCTGGAATCAGTTGATGGGTCAAGGTGGTTCTCAATCACCAAATGGAATTCAAACTGGTAAGTATGGCTCAACTGATTGGAATCCTTCCGCTAATCCTTCAGCTCAGCGTGGTAGCCAACAAGCAGCAGATCGTGCCTATCAATCGCAAGTCTCTAGTATCGCTCAACAAACTGTACAAAATCCACTTTTTCAAAAATATCAAGTTGCTGACTTAACCAAGCAATACAACACTGCAGCTAACCCTGC